GTATATGAGTTTGAAAGACCTGCCGACCAAAACTATACATTAAAAGCGGTTTACTATAAGGCAAATAATTTAACTTCAGACGGCACAAACTGGCTACTGACAAATTACCCAGATGCTTATTTATATGCATCATGTTTTGAAGCTGCCACGTCAAGGCAAGCCGATAAGCGAATGGCGATATACAAGCCCCTTAGAGATGAAATTATAGAAGAAATTAACCGCCTTAACTCGAAAACACAAGGTAGGGTACGAATGAGACACGATGCAACGCTTGGCAGTGAAAGGCGTTATAATATAAGTACGGATTCACATCTATGATTCCTTTTGGGGAGTTTGCCCCCGACCAACCTGATTTAGATGCTGGTGGTACGTTTTCTACTGTCGCAAAGAATGTAATACCAAGAACCAAAAACTCATACGCACCGCTTGGCACAGTTACGGCACTAACTAACGCCATAGACAATAACTGTTTAGGTGCTGGTGCTTTTAGGGATTCATCTGGAGATGTTTTTTCGTTCGCTGGCGATAAAAGCAAATTATATAAATTAACATCTTCAACTTATGCGTCAGTAACAGGGTCAACTACTCCTTCTGTAGCAGATGATGATTCTTGGCAGTTTGCTAAATTTGGTGAGAGAGTTATAGCTGTAAGTGGTCATGGGACAAATATACAAAGTTTCGTTATGGGAACTTCAAGTGTATTTGCCGACCTAGATTCTGCTGCGCCCAGAGCCAGACATATATCCCAGATAAAAGATTTTATCATGGTTGGGAATACATATGATGCAAGTGATGGCGTTGTGGCAAACAGAGTATGGTGGAGTGCTATTAACGACCCGACAGATTGGCCTGTTATTGGTAGTTCTGATGCTGCTGGCAAACAATCTGATAGGCAAGATTTGCCATCAGGTGGCTGGGTACAAGCTATTGCTGGAGCGGTAGGTGGTACAGATGGTGTCGTGTTTATGGATAAAGCGGTTTATCGTGTTGTCTACGCTGGACCTCCTACAGTATTTGAATTTTACGAAGTTGAACGAGCAAGAGGCACTATAGCACCACGTTCAGTAGTAAATATCGGCGATGCGTGTTTTTATTTAGCTAATGATGGATTTTATCAGTTTAACGGACAGGACTCTATACCCATTGGAGACCAGAAGGTTGATAAGACTTTCTTTTCAAGATTCCAACAAGATTACCCCCATTTAGTTTGGGGTGCTTCTGATCCTATAAATAAAGTTGTTATGTGGACTTACCCATCAAGTTCAACCTCAAATGCTACAAAGGCTTTAATTTATAACTGGTCATTAGGCGAGTGGTCTGAAGCTGAATTTAATTCACAAGTATTATTTACGGATTTAACACAAGGTTACACATTGGAGGAATTAAATGATATCGGTAATCTTGATGCACTACCCTATTCGCTCGATTCCCGCATTTGGACGGGTGGTGAAGAAGTGTTGGCGGTTTTTGATACAGATAAAAAGAACGCTACTTTCTCTGGTAACAATCTTGCTGCGACAATTGAAAGTCAGGAGATAGGTGGCGGTGAAAGGGTGCTTATAGACGGCATACGGCCTTATATAGACGTATCTAACAACGCTCATGTCACAGTGGCCCTAAAAACCAGAGATGACGTTGGTGGCTCAATTTCAACGGGGTCAGCTTCCAGTATAGATTCAGATGGTCAGGCGCATTTTACAACTTCATCAAGATACGCCAGAGCGCAAGTTAATATAGCTGCTAACGCAACTTGGACACACGCACAAGGAGTAGATGCTGACGTAACCGCTGATGGAACTGCGTAATGGCTGATTATTTTACAAAACTACCTAGAGTACCTAGCCCATTAGAAGTAATGAGAAAAATGGGATTAAACGTACCATCTGAAAAAGGGTTGGCTAATCTTTTTACAGTTTTACCCGAAGTAATTGGTCCACAAGCTGACATTGCTGGTATGGTTAAAGATGCCAAGCAAATAGTCCCCTTGATTCAATCTGGAAGTTATGGTCCAGCGTTAAGCAGTTTGGGGATGGCTACTTCTGCAATCCCGATGATGTTTTTACCGGGAACAGTTGCTGGTGTTAAAGAAGGTGTAAAAGAAAGCGTTGACTCAATTAAAGGCGCTCCTTTATATGAAAAATTAAATCCTGATAAATTCAAATCTGGGACACCTTATGCAGAGAAAGATTGGGATAAAGCCGATGGGTGGCGAAATTATGTAGATGCAAGAAAAACGGCAGAAAAAAAATTAGCCACTGAGAAACTAAGAGCCGAAGCGAACGCACAGCGTTTTGGAACTGACTATAGGATGGCACACCAACCTTTATCGCCCAAAGACGGGGCAGCAAGATTAGATGATTTAACAGGAAAGTCAGTTGGCACTGAAGTGTGGCCTGATGATGTTTATTCGCCACAAGGTTTTAATTACTATGGGGGAGGGTCTGGCGAACACGGCGCAGCAACCAGAGAGTCCTACAATGCAATATTAACGGCAAAAAACAACCCAAACTCAGAAATTACTATTTATAGGGCTGTGCCTAACGATAGTAATATTACAACTATTAATGAAGGTGATTTTGTTTCGTTAAGTAAAAAATATGCTGAATTACATGGGGCAAGCGGTTACGGACTAAAAGGTGTTGACGCTGGTAAGGTGTTGTCAAAAAAAGTAAAAGTTAAAGATATTTTTTCAGATGGTAACGATTTTAATGAGTTTGGATATTACCCACAGAGCAATTAATGAGTGAATTTCCCGGTATTACCGCATCAACAGCTAATACACCTTTATTTTTAAGGGACGTATTGGAATTTTCCCGTAGGGTTATGCAAGGCAAGTTAAATAATACAGCATTATGGACTTTAGCTGCCAACGCATCTTCTACAACTTTTACAGACGCAAGAATTGGACTAGAGACAGCACTACATTGGAGTCCTACAACTTCTAACGCAGCAGCTATTGTTGATACAATGTATGTTTCAGAAAGTGGGCGAGTTAATAACCAAGTAACAATATCCCACGCTAACAACTCAAATACAGATAAGACTTATAGGATTACTTTTCATGGCTAATACAATATTTCCATTTTCCTCAAAATTGAATCCATTTTTTCGTGGAGTGGGTGGTGCAAATAGATTTATAAACAATGTGCCTAATATGAATCCCGACCTTTTTACAAATTCATCTACGTTACCACCATTAGACTCCCCACGTTTTGTTAAAAAATTAAGCGCTACCCCTTTAAATATAGAAACAGATCAAACAGACGATGGTATTATTGCTAACGACCAAATGCCTTCTGGTCCGTTGTATTTTAGTCGTGGGTATGGTGAAAGAGGCACTCCCACAACTATGCGTGAAAAAGTTACTGATTTCTTCACAGCACCTTTTAGAGAGCCTTTCGATATAGCACAGGTAAAAGCTCCCGGATCAGCTCTTGGTGGATTTGCTAGAGCTATAATGCCTTTGGTTACATCAGCCATTCCCGGAGCTGGACTTCTATCTTTAGTTCCTCGTATTTTTGGCGGTGATACACAGCCCACGTTTTACGAAACTGAGGGTGTACCTGTAGATAGAATAGCAATAGGACCAAACATGACTTGGTTGGGAGGCAATATTGCTGGCGGTGGTCAATATGTTCCGAATACGCAATTAGATATGGCTGCTTTAGGAGATGCGCCAACTGGTGCTATGGGTGAATTAGTCAATGGAGAATTTGTGCCTAACCCAGATAGTTGGTATCAAGGCAGACCGCTAACAGTTATAGACCAACAAAGCGAAGGCTATAGGGAAATACCCTCAACTTATAGAATAGACCCGTTTGGGGCAGCTTCTATTACAAGTGATGACTTTGGCGCTCCCGATGTGGATTATGGCGATATTTATTATGGCGGTGCTGATTTTGAAGGATTAGATACAAATGATTATGGCGCTCCAGCTTTTGATATAGGGGGTGGTATGGCAGGTGGGTTTGGTGAAACCTATGATCCCGGAGAAGACTTTGCTGCTGCTTATGGTGACTGGCTATAACCCAACTATGGGGAGTTCAGCAAGAGGAAGTAGATGATATTTGGCATGAAATAGAGCCTATGATACAAAGGGTAGTTGATAAGGGTTCTGATAAAACTGCCATAGAAGTATATGAAGGATTAAAGGAAAGACGTTACCAGCTTTGGATTGCATGGGATGAAGAAATTAGGGCGTGCTGTATTACGGAAACCTTATTTATAGAACCAAAAGGATTGTTGTGTTCAATTCTTATGTGTGCTGGTAATAATATAAAAAGATGGATTAACCATATTGAAACGATAGAAGAATGGGCAAAGGATAAAGGGTGTTTCGCCATTGAGTTAGTAGGTAGAAATGGTTGGAAAAAATATTTAGATTATAAAGTAATTAAACAAGACGGAAATGAGATAATTTATAGGAAGCAATTATGAGAAGTTCAAAACCACAGCAGACAGGAACTCAAGTCGTAACCCAGACCAATGATCCGTGGAGTGGTCAACAGCCATTTCTTGAGGAAGGTTTTGCAAGGGCTAAAAGCGATGTTTTAGATAAACCAGAACAGTTTTTTCCCGGAAGCACAGTTGTTCCATTTGACCCAGCTACAAGCCAAGCCCTATCCGCTATAGAGAGCAGAGCAGTTAGTGGAAGTCCTTTAACGACAACGGCGCAAGATACTGTATTAGGGGCAGCTAGAGGCGACCTACTAAGGGATAATCCGTTTTTAAATCAAAACAATCCTTATTTAGCTAGTGCGATTGATAGCGCAACCAGTGGTTTAAGACGCAATTATGAATCTGTAGTTGAACCCGGAGTTGATGCTCGTTTTAGCGGTTCTGGTCGTTATGGTAGCGGATTACACGCACACGCCCAAAACTTGGCACAACAAAACCTTGCAGATCAAATAAGCGATGTAAGTACACAGATGGCCTTTGGTGATTACGGGGCGCAACGTGGCGCATATGACGCTGAGAGAAACAGACAGATGCAAGCTGCTGCCGAGTTGCCTCAACTAGCCTCATTAGATTACGTTGACCCAGCACAGCTATTAAGCGTAGGACAAGCCCGTGAAGGACAGGCTGGAGCGCAACTACAGGAAGATATTGATAGATTTAATTTAGAACAGACAGCAGAAAAGAAGGCACTGGCTGATTATATGTCCTTAGTAGCTGGTGGGCAATTTGGTGGAACTACGACACAATCAACGCCAATATTCCAAGATAGAACCGCTGGCACAATAGGCAATATAGCAACACTCGCTGGACTTGCTGGAACTTTAGGTGGCATGAGTGGTCCCTTTGGACAATTCGGCGTATTTGGAAGGGGTTAAATAATGGCTCTTGATAATTTATCACAAAATTATTTTTCTCGACTACTTGACCCAAAGTATCGTCAAGCCCAACAACAGCAAAATTTGTTTTCTAACTTACTTCAATACGGAGCGCAAATGAGGGCTGCTGGCGCACCTACTACAAACGTAGGTCAACCAGCATTGTTGGCATCACGAGCATTAGGCACTCTTGGGCAAAATTTAATGAAAGGGAACCAAGCCTATCAAAATCAATTAATGGACGCTATCAAGTTAAAGTCAATGATGGACACAAATCAGTTAGCCAGACAGAAAACAAATTTAGAACTAAAAAACTTACAAGCTAAATTAAATGCACGAAACCAGTTTCAAAATATGTTTTCAAACATGGCTCCCAAAACGACAACTGTACCTCAAACAATAATTAATAAGGATACGGATAGCGGTATTATGGACACATATTCGGGTAGGGGGGTTTCGG